AATATTCAGGATTACAATATTTTTTAGCTGAATTGTTTAATAATGTACTTTAACTTTCACAAAATTGACTACTTAAAACCTCAAAATGAGTTCTAGCATTATAATCAACTCTTACATTTACAAATTTTTCTTTAGCCATTTGTACAACATTTTTTACTTGTTATTTACAAATATATAAAATTTGGGTATGATTTACAAATACGTTCAAAATATAGATTCAGATACGCCAATAATGTGCATTAATACGCATATAGGGGATGAAGTACGAGAAGATGGAACTATTGACGAAGGTGTAAACGGTGCTATTTTTCAAGAAGAATTACTTTCACTTTGTCAAATGGGTAAAAAATCTATTGATGTGTGGATTAATTCAGGAGGTGGTAGTATAATTGAAGGTTACACAATATTTTCAACTATTTTAAACGCTCCTATTGAAGTTAATACATACTGTATGGGGCTTTGTGCTTCTATCGCAGGTGTAATTTTTCAGGCAGGTAATAAAAGAGTAATGAGTGATTATGGTATTTTAATGATGCATAATCCTTGGGGTGGTGATAATGACAAAGCATTAGAAGCTATGAAAAAAAGTTTAGTTGTTATGTTATCGGCTAAATCTAAATTATCAACCTCTAAAATGGATTCAATAATGAATGAGGAAACTTGGTATGATTCAAGCCAAACTCTAAAGGCTGGTTTGTGTGATGAAATTTTAAGTACAAGTGAAAAGCCTTTAGAGAAAAGCTTAACTTCTTATTCTATTGCAAAAAACTATTTCAATAACGCAATTAGTAAACCAATAATTGATAAATCTATGAATTTTAAATCAATCTGTAATCGTCTTTCGATTCCTGAAGTTGATAGCGAATTAGCATTAATGGATTCCATTGAGGAAATTGTTAATAAAGCTAAACGCTCTAAAATGGAGGCAGAGGAAGAATTAAACAATGCGAAAGCAGAGTTTAAAAAGAAAAAAGAAGAGATGGATGCTTTAGAAGATAAATGCAAAAATCTTGAAGAAGAAATGAACAGATACAAAGCAAAAGCTGAAGAAGAAGCGAAAAACGCTCGTAAAATTGAAGCTAAAAACTTAGTAGAAATTCATGTAAAACGTGGTGCTATCCAAAATTCTAGTTTAGAAAAATGGGTAAACCTTGCAGTAAATGATTTTGAAGGTACTAAAGAAATGCTTGAAGATATTGCACCAAGCAAATCAGCACCTGCTAAAATCGAAGGTGAAGGACAACAAAACAAAGTTCAATGGACTGGTAAAGATGTTGCTAATTCAGTAATGGCAGAATTAAGACAAAAACATAACCTATAATCTAAAACAATCATGGCTGAAGGATTAGTAATAAGTGATGTAACCTACGCTGGTGAAGCAGCAAGTTACATGATTACAAGAGCCGTAGTAGGTGCAGATACAATCGAAAAAGGTTGTATTAATGTACAAGACGGTATTAAAAAGAAATTTACAATTCCTAGAGTTGAAGTTTCTAATATGTTTCAAAAGCGTAAAGCTACACCAACATCTCAAGGGGTACATACAGTTGATGCTGTAAGTATTACACCTGAAGATATTATGCTTTACACAGAGTTCAATCCTAGAGATTACGAGGCACATTGGTTTGCTACTCAATTAAATACTAAATTAATTGATGCTCAATTACCTCAGACTGCAGAAGCATTTACAATGATGCAAGTAATGAAGCGTTCTAATGAGTTCTTTGAAAATCACATTTGGAGAGGTCGTAAAGAATATGATACTGAAGGCAGTGCAGTTGACCCAACTTCTAAAGGTGATTTAGCAGGTGCTTCATCTTACTATTTCTTTGATGGTATCATTAAAAAAGCCTTAGATAATGCAGGAACAGTTAAAGTATCAAGCCCTTTAACGTTAGTTGCAGGAACTGCTGGAGCAGGTGAAGAAAATATAGGTACTGCTTTATATCGTGCTTATAACTTAGTTCCTGATGCTTTGAAATTTAAATACGGTGTTGGAGGATTGAAAGTGTTGATGTCTTACGGAACTAAACTTGTTTACGAGCAATTCTTGACTGTAACTAATACTTTCAAAAACAATGACACAACTGAAAAAGGTATTGATAGATACTTAGGTTATGATATTGTACCTTTAGCAGGTATGCCAGCAAATACATTTATATTCTGTATTGCTAAACCTGATATTGATTCTAACTTATGGTTAGGTGTTAACTCTATGGAGGATAACCAATTACAATTACAGAGATTGCAAAATAACTCTGAATTGTTCTTTATTAAAGGTTTATTCAAAATGGATACTCAAATTGGATTTGCTGACCAATTAGTAATTTACACTAAATTAACTGCTTAAGAAAATGGCTAGATTTTCAAACTTACCAAACGACGATAATACTGGGAGAGTATTAACGTATGACTTCAAAAAACCAGCTTACGCTTCTACATTGTCAGTTAATACAAATGCTTCAAAAACATTTATTGAGCCAGCAGTATTGACAGGAGCAATGACAGTTAATGCAGTTGTAACAAATGCACAAGAATACGATGAGCTAGTAGTAATTTTATTATCTGATACTACTTCAAGAACTGTAACTTTCGGTACTAACTTTAAAACTACTGGTACAATTGCACCAGCTATTTCTAAGTCAGCTACTATTAGTTTTGTTTTTGATGGCACTAACTGGCTAGAGACAGGTAGAGCAGTAATGGCATAGTAATATGAGTAATTCAGATCTTGCAAAAGGTGTATTTGATAATATACCTCATGTAACAAAAGTTTGGGTAAAAGATGGAGAATTTCATATTAATAAACCTACTTCGGAAGGTTGGGAATTGATTGAAAAAGAAACATTGGAAACTAAAACAAAAAAAACAAAATAAACCATAAAGCCCTTACCTCATAAGTGAGGGCTTTTTTAATTAACTAAATATGTCATTATCTAAAAATACATTTGTAAGAGGACAAGGTGGCTTAGGTCGTACTATCCCAAATGAAGATGGTATTTCTGGCTTTATTGGTTATGTTTCTACTGTTTCAGGAACAAGTATTACTGCATCACAAGGTTATAAACTATTTGGTGTAAGTGATTTGGAATCATTAGGATTAACTAATACAAGCATTGGAGAAACTAAAGCTAGTGCAGTTGATACTGTTAATATTACTACTGCACCTGCAATTGGTGATACATTAGAGATTAAATTTACCAACTACGATGGTACAGTAATATCTTTAGGTGTTTATACCTTTGCAACAACTACAATAGCTACCGAAATAGCATCATTAATAGTATTTATTAATAGCTACACTTGGTCACATGGTTTTGTAGCTAGTGCAGGTGGTACTACTGCTAAATTAACATTAACTGCTCCTAGTGGATTAGGTATTTATCCTAACACTAAAAGTGTATCATTTACTTTAAATAGTGGTGCTACTGTTGTATTAGCTAGTGCAGTTGCTTTTAGTGGTGGTGTTGCTAGTGTATTTGACCCTATTTATTACCATGTAAGCGAATTTTTCAGACAATCACCAAATGGTACATTATACTTTATGTTATGTACTTCTGAATCTGATTATTCAGTAGGTTTATTAGGATTGCAAAACTTTGCAAATGGTAGTATTAGAAGATGTGGTGTTTACTCTACTGCTTCATTTACAACAGGTAAAGTTACATCGTTACAATCAGTTGCAACAACTTTAGAAAGTAATAACTACAATACTCCATTATCAATCATTGCTACATTTGATTTTAGTGGGACTGCTTTTGCTTCATTACCTAGTTTAGCTTTAAGTTCTAAAAATGTAAGTGTTGCAATTGGTCAAGATGCTGGTGCAAGTGGCTTTAAAATTTGGAACGCTCAAGGCAAAACAGTTGGTTGCGTAGGTAATGCAATTGGTACTCGTGCAAGTGGTTTAGTGAGTGATTCGATAGGATATAAAGGAAAATTCAATGTAACTGATGGAACTGAATTAAATACTATTTCGGTAGGTTGCCAAAACAATCCATTATATTCAAGCTTAACTCCTAATCAATTAGATTCACTTGATAATTTAAGATACTTATTCTTAATTAAAGGTAAAACAATAGATGGTACTTTCTATAATAATGGAAATACTTGTATTGTAGCTTCTAGTGATTATGCATACATTGAAAACAATGAAACTATTGATAAAATAGTTAGACTTGCAAATGCTAATTTAGAGCCATTTCAACAAAGTTCTATTGTATTAAATTCTGATGGAACTATAAGTACATTGTCAGCAAATGCAATTGAACAAGCAATTGAAACAGATTTAATAGCGTTGGTTGCTAGTGGTGATATTTCGGCTATTTCGGTTGAAGTTCCTACTTCTCAAAATGTAGTTAGTACAGGAAATGTAAATGTTACTATTAAAATAGTTCCTATTGCAATTGCTAGACAATTTACAATTAATATCGGTTTCACTCCTAAATTATCATAACACATGGCAATAGTTAATACAGGAGGTGTAATGATTAACGGTATAAATTACAGTTGGGGTAATATTACTATCCTATTGTTTGGAATACCAGTTATTTCATCTCAAAAAATTGAGTTTAAAAACGCTCAAGAAAAATCAAATACATACGGATTAGGTTTTGATGTAATCAGTAGAGGTTATGGCAATAAAACTTATGAAGCTAGTATTGATATGCTTCAAGATGATTGGCAAAACATTGTAAATGCTAGTCCTAATCATGACCCATTAAATATACCTCCATTTCAAATACGTGTTGTATTTGGTGGTACAAGGGTAACTGCAAGAACAATTAAATTAAACAATTGCGAATTTTTGGAGAATAGTTTAACTGCTTCACAAGGCGATACAAAGTTAAATGTTTCAATTCCTATAATTTTTGCAGGTTTAGAATCATAAAATTAAGGGACTTTAATTAGTCCCTTTTTTTTTTATATTTTTTGTTGTACATTTGAGTATAAAATATTTAAACTATGTCAGAAGAAATAGACTTAAGAGAACAAGAAGCAATAAGTTTAGGTGCTAAACATTGTATTTATTTTGGTGATAACAACGAATTTAGATTATATTTATCTGAAATAAATAGATATGTTTTAAGTTCAGTTTTTGTAGAGTTCGCTACTGATCCAATTGTAGGTGCTGAAAAGTTACTTGGTAGTGTATGTATTAGTAAAGTATCTGATTTAAATCAATTCTTTGATTTACCAAGTGGGTCAGCTTTAGGTGTTGCTACCGAAATAATGGGTATTATAGAGGTAAAAAAAAGTCTTACGAAGAAATTGTAGTAGAAAAAAGAAAACTTTTAAGAGGTGATAACGAATATAGCAGAATGGATGCTCTTGTTCGTTATCATTTTCATTTAAACACAGATTTATTAAATGATGAAGATTTTTTTGAACTTTGGGCTAAATTAGAATGGGTATTAGAACAAAAACAACAAGCTAATAAACCTTTAACACATGGCTAACGAAAGATTAGAATATAAATTAGTAGTAAAAGATTTAGCAAGTGGAGCTTTAAAAGAAGTTTCTTTAAATGCTAATCAAGCTGATAGGGCTTTAGGTAACGCTAGTAAGTCGGCAAGTAGTTTTTCAAATACATTATCAGTATTTAAAGGTACTTTAATTGCTAGTGCATTTCAATCTTTAATTGGATTTGCTACACAGGCAGGTAAGGCTATGTGGGATTTAGGAACTCAAAACGATTTTGCAAGGGATTCATTTACTGCAATGTTAAACGGTAATTCTAAGTTAGCTGATGAACATATTGCTAAACTTAGAGAAATGGCACAAACAACACCATTTGAAACTAAAGATTTGATTGATGCATCTAAAACTTTACAACAATTTGGAGTAGATGTAAAAACTACTATACCATTAATGAGAGCCTTAGGTGATGCTTCAGGTGGTAATGCAGAAAGATTTAAATCAATGGCTTTAGTTATGGGTCAGGTTACAAGTGCTGGTAAATTACAAGGTCAAGATTTATTACAATTTATCAATGCAGGTTGGAATCCACTTAATGAAATAGCTAAAAAAACAGGTGAAACAATGGGTCAAGTTCGTGACCGTATGTCAAAAGGTGGTGTAAGTGCTGGTGAGGTTGCAATAGCTTTAGGAGATGCAACAAAAGAGGGAGGTAAGTTTTTTGGATTAATGGAATCACAAAGTAAAACAGTTGGTGGTAAATGGTCAAACTTTATAGATTCAATACAATTAAAGTTAATTAATTTTTGGAATAGTAATAATAATGCATTTGGTAGTTTAATAGATGGTGCTTCAAATGTTGTAAATTGGTTTACTACTAATTGGGGGACTATTGTAGAGGTATTTCAACCATTAACAGATACTATAATGGTAATGTTAGATGCTTTAGGTGATATGTATAAAAAGTTAGGATTAGTAGGTTCTAGTGGCAATATTTTAAAAAGTATATTTGTTAATATAGGTAGAGTATTACAATTATTAAAACCTTTATTATGGGTAATACAAACTATATTTGTAGGTATAGTAAGTTTAATTGGAGATACTGTAAAACTTGTAATGGATTTGATAGATTCATTAATGAAATTATTTGGTATTACAGGTAAAGAGTTTAAATTTAAAGAAGGTAAAGCACAGAAAATAACAAAAGCTGAATCATTATCTGATACATTAAAAAAAGGAGGAGGTCAAGAATTTTTAGGAGTTAAAAATGCTTTAGGGAATTCAAGTGTATCAACTAATGCTACCAAATCAGCACGTACAAGCGATATTAAAAACATAACTATAAATATTGGTAAAATGATTGAAGATTTACAAATAGTAACTCAATCAGATGCAAGAATAGTAACAGCAATTGAAAGAGAAGTAAAAAAAGTAATTGCACTTGCAGTAAATGACTTTAACGCTTTAGCTAATTAATAAATGGCAAATATACTAGATATACCAGCAAATACACAACAAGCAAAAGATGCAGGTAAATTCCTAATTCGTACTGTTGGTGGTAGTGCAATTAAAACTGCTATTTATAAAGGTAACATACCAAACGGAACTGCATATGAACAACCTGAATTAAAAAAAGGTGAGTTAAACATAAATAATAACTATACTGCACCTGATGAGGGTTTGAGTAAATCGCAATTACTTGGTACAACAGTTTTAAGTAATTTAGTTATTTATTCTCAAAATTGGATTGATAACCAAACAGGAAATACAATTACATCTTTTAATAAAGATATTGTAATAGATAGTGTTTTATTTAATGTTGGTATGCAAAAACATATTGTTGAAACTGCAGTACAAGGTAGAAATGGAACAGTTAAAGAGTATATTTCAGATGGAGATTATGCAATTGATATAAAAGGCACATTAACAGCTCCTAATGGTCAAAGTGTTCGTAGTTTAATGAATCCACTTATTGAATCTTGTAAGGCTCAAATAGCATTACGTATTGATAGTTGGTATTTAACAGAATTATTTGGTATAACTAATATGGTTGTATATTACTATAATTTTCCACAAAGTGCAGGTGGATATAGTACACAAAATTTTGAAATACAATGCAAATCTGACAAACCTATTGAACTGATATTAAAAGATGTTGCAAACAATCTGTAAAATAGTATTTGAGCAAGTAACTCCATATAATGGGCAAGTTAGAAACTCAACATTTTCTGTAAATTTCACAAATGAAATTGAGATAAAAAGTGGATGGGCTTTTATGACTGATTCATGCACTATTAAAATACCTCGTAAATTATATTTTACAGATTCTAAAGGTTTTAATTTTTCATTGGATGATAGGGATGTTTATGCTAATGAATCTAACACTATACCAGTTTTCATGCGTGGTGATAAAGTAAGTGTATATTTAGGTTATATTTACCCAAGTACAACTAATTCAGGATTTAATAAAGAATTAAACCTTGAGTTTGATGGATATATTACTAAGGTAAACCCACGTACACCAATAGAATTATATTGCGAAGATTCAATGTGGCTACTTAAGCAAATACACGCTCCTAATAAGTCGTATAGTGGTAATACTTATGATTGTGGTAAAATTATAAAAGAAATGGTAGGTAATAAATTGCCAAGTGGTTTTATTATTCGAGATTCTGCACAAACTAAATTTGGAGGTGAATTTATTACATCTAATCAAACAGTAGCACAAGCATTACAAGCCCTAAAAAAAGATGCTTACATTTATCCGTATATTAGGCGTATAACTAATAAAGATGGTACTTATAGGCATGAAGTAAGGGTTTCAAGTGTCGTATATTATCCTGAAGATTTAAGGGATATTGTGGGTAATAGTTATGATAATGGTGGAAGTTTGACACCTGAAGTATTAAATAAAGAGAGGTTTAGAAATTGGATATTTGAGTTTCAAAATAATATTATACATGATGAATTAGTTTATTCGAGAAAGGATGATGTTAATATACGTGTTGAAGCTAAATCTTATTATGAAGTAAATGAAGGTGGGAAAAAGAAACTAAAACAGATTACCACTGTACTACCTGAAAATGCCCCAAGCGATAGCGAAAAAAGGCAGTTAGTAGTTTACGGTTTAAATACCATTGAAAAATTAAAAACATTTGCACAATTAAATCTAAATCGTGTAATTTACGAAGGGTACAAAGGTAGTTTAACAGTTTTTGGTTTACCTTCAGTAAGGCATGGTGATTTAATTACAATTATTGATAAAAAGTTTCCCGAACGTAATGGGGCTTATTTGTGTAAACAAGTAGAAAAAAAATTTGGTGTAAATGGTTTTAGGCAAGAAATAACACTAGATATGAAAGTATATAATTTAGATACTTCAGGTAATTATGTACCTTTGGATTTAATTACTGATACATACGCAAGAAAGGGAGGTTTATAATGGAGTTATGGGAATCAATATCGACACTTGCAGGAACTAAAAATATAAATCAAAATTATATATTTCAAGCTGAAGTTCTTTCAGTTGATGAACCTAATAGAAAATGCTCTATTAGTGCAACTACATTACAATCTACTGAAATAACTATGAATGCTGATTTATGTTTACTTGGTAATACAGGATTGGTAGTAATACCTAGTGTTGGGTCAAATGTTTTAGTAATGTATTCAAAAACAGTTAACCCTTGTATTATTCAGCACTCATTTATAGATAAAATATTATTAAATGGTGATGAAAATGGTGGATTAGTTTTGGCTAATGAATTAAAAACTCAATTAGATAAAACAAATGAAGTAGTAAATGCTATTGTAACAGCTTTAACAACATGGACACCAGTACCTAACGATGGAGGGTTAGCATTAAAAACATTTGCTACGACTCAATTAACAGGTAAAACAGTTGGGAACTATAATAATATTCAAAGCGAAACTATATTTCAAGGATAATGGCACAAGACTTTATATATAATGAAAATATGGATATATCTATTAAAAACGGAGACTTAGAAATAGGAGTAAGTGATTTAGATCATATTCAAGATGTAATTCAATTTAATCAAGGTGAATTAAAGCAATATCCACTTTGTGGTGTAGGTATTGACAATTATAATCAAGCCCCAAATGTTATACAATCATTGAAAAGATTAATTAATACACAATTTGAATCTGATAATGCTATTGTTGAATATCTTGCAGTAAATTTTGATACAAACGACAAAGCAATAGTTGATATAAATGCAAAGTATTAATTTAGATAGCGAAAATAGTTTATTTGATGCCGTAAATAAAAGTTACGGTAGCTTAGATTATTTAGTAAAATTTCTAAATGACAATGGAGGTAATATAAATAACTTACCAACTGTTTGTCTTTTCGATGATACATTAAATACTTTAAGTGCTAATTATGCTATTAAATTAACAAATAATGTATTATCAGATGTTGTAATATCCAATAAAAGTTATTTACAATCTGATTTTGATGTTATATTAAATATTTGTACTGATTTAAATAATATAGCAAATATATTAAATGAAAATAATACTAAATTAGGTAGTGATTTTGTAAAATTTAGTATTAATAAAAAATATATTAATGATATTAAAGCTAGCAATTATTTCACAAATAATAATATTAGATTTAATACTGGATTTGAAATTACTACAAATAATCAAAACTTAGGATTCTTACAAAAAGAAGATTTATTCTATTTGCTTCAAGAAAATTTAGATAAAATAATTATAGAATAATATGGCAGATGAACCAATAAGTGGATTACCTGAAACAACAAGTGTAACAGGAAATGAATTTATACCGATTGTTCAAAGTGGTGTAACTAAAAAAATAAAACAAAGCAATTTAGTACCTAATCAAGCATCATTTAGTACTACTGTTTTATTTGATAGTAATATTACTATGGTTGCAGGTGTTATATATTTAGAAAAAAATACTAATGCTAGTAATAGGTCATTAACTATACCAAGTGCAACAGGTAATACAGGGAAATTTATATTTGTTGCAAAACAGTTTAATAATGGATATACTATTAATTGTAGTGGTGGTGGTATATCTAGTACATTAACAAGGTCAAATGATTCAGTTTTGTATGTATGTGATGGTACAAGTTGGCAACCACACTTAAATATTAGTAATGAATTATTATTATCATTAACAACTAAAGAACCTACAATAACCGCAGGTACAACTTCACAATATTGGAGAGGCGATAAAACTTGGCAAACATTTCCTACTATTTCTACACCTAATTTAGATGAAGTTACTGATGTAGGTAACACAACTAATAATACTTTGATATTTCCAATTGCAAAAGCTGATTCAAGTGCAGGTTTTAAAATTCAAAGTAACGCTGGAACAGATATAGCAATTGGTGGTGCTGGTGGTGGTGCTGGTTGGACTTTCTACGGAGGTGTTATTTTTGATACATTAACAGCAAATACATTAACTTTCTTAAATACTTCTAAGCAATTAATAACCGCAACAGGTGCTTTATTAGGTACATGGTTTCAAACATTAACTGCAAAAAGTACGCCAATAGGAGCTGATACAATAATTGTAAATGATTCTGCAAGTAGCTTTGAAACGAAAAAAACTACCCTTACAGAACTTTGGAATAATTATTTACGTGCTTTTGTTTTCAGTGCTACATTAACTACAAATAGGGTTCCTAGAGCAAATAGTGGTGTGTTGGCAGATTCATTAATAGAGGTTGATGCTTTTGCTGGTGTGTATTTGAAAAGGCTTAGTACAACTTTTGGAAGTGGTTTATATACGGAAGATAGAAATGGCAATTTTAACGCTGGTATAGGTCGTGCATTAGGAAGTGCATTAATATATGCAAGATTACATAGTACTACCGAAGTTTCTAATTTAATGAATCTTGTTGATACAACAGGTCTTTCTATAATTGATGTAAAAGATGGCTATACTATAATTCAAGGTAGAAACACATTTGCAATAACACTTGGAATAAGAAGAAGTGGAGATACTGGTAGTAACTGTTATTTTAATTTTTACAACAACAGAACCATAGCGATAGATGATTCAGGAAGTGATGCTGTAAATGATACTTCCTCAATTTTTACTATGCGTAGTACATCAAAAGGGTTTTTAAAACCTAGATTAACTTCTGCACAAATAGCTAGTATTAGTACACCTGCACAAGGTTTGCATTTATTTAATACTGACTTAAGAAGCGATGTAATAATACCAACGACAAGTGGTAATCCTATACGTGTAAGTGGTACTATGTTTACACAAACTGCAAATGCACAAGTACAAAACACAGTAACAGAAACAAGCTTAGTCGGTACAGGAGTTGGTAGTAATACAATAAAAGCAAATTCAAGCGGTATAGGTACAACATACAGATTAAGTATGTGTGGATTTATATCAAATACAGGAACCCCATTTGCACAGGTTAAGGTAAAAATAGGTAGTGTTACGGTATTCGATACAACAAGTACAGGTATGTTTGGCATCACAAGCAATCAACCATTTAAAGTAAATGCTGTATTTACAGTTAGGACATTAGGGGCAAGTGGTACAGTAATAGGACAGGGAGAATTTGAATATGCTACAAGTGCAAGTACTCAATATCAAATCATGTTCCAAGCTAATACTGCTACAAGTACGATAGATACAACAGTAGACCAAACCGTAGATATTACATTTACTTGGGGAACTGCAAATGATTCAAACTCTATAAATTCAACAAATTTTACACTAGAAAGATTATAATATTATGACAATAGTAAGTACAGTAACCGTTGGAGCAGTTGCAGAGTATAACGGTTTAATAATGAAACGTAAGGTTGATATGGGGGCGTGTTTTACACCTCAATGTTTTCCTAACGAAAGAAACGACGGATTAACCTCAGATAGTAGTATTAAGGTTAAATTCAAACAATGGATTGAGGATAAAAACGGTAACGAAATTGCAGAACTTACAAAAGATATGTACTATGTACTGAAAGATGAGGTTGCTAGTGAAGAAATACCAAATCCTAGATTGTTTGTAACAGAATTTTTACAAAATCTTTGGGAGGTTACGGTAGCTAAGCCAATTGGATTTAAACAACAGATTGAATTTACTTTGTCAAAATTACCTTTTGACTTCAAAGATTGTGAAACTGTTAAAAGTACTTGGCTTGTATGACTTGCACTGTAATTCTATGCCATAGGAAAAATAACCTAATATCGAAAGGTATTAGGTTCATTACAGGATCATATTGGAATCATTCTGCTTTGTTGATTAATGGATACGTATATGAAGCAGTTTATCCTAGAATTCGCAAAATGCGTTATAGTGAATGGATAGAATTACATAGCAATATAGAACGTAAATACATTGATTACGAACTTGTAAACAACCCAAATAAATTAGTAGATTTGCGTTATGATTTAGGTGTATTCGTTAATGAATTATGCTTTTATGTAGCAAGTTGTATATTTGGCAAATACTCAAAGACTGCAAAGTTTTTTAGCAATCGAAATGATGAAAAAAAATACTTTTGCTTTGAGTTATGTGCATGGTGTGTAGGTAAGCCAAACAGTTGGAAAAGTAACGGTTTTACCTTTGATAATAAAAAAGCCTAACTATTATGGTTAGGCTTTAATTTTTGTATTATTTCCCACATTATAAAATCTATACGATAATTTATAATATTACGAGGTGCTTTTGATTTGCATATTCGCTTTTTAGCAATAGTCCTAATCTTGTTTAGTGTTTTGAGTTTCATTTATTTCGATTTTTGGTTTATCTTTTTCTAATTTTACAATCTTTTCAATTGCACAGAATAAATCAAATAAAGCTTTTAGAAAAAACAAAATAAAGACTATTCTGTATTCAAATTTATATGCCAAAATACATATTATTACGCCTAGCATAAATAATATTTCGTCAAATTCGTAACTTTTCATACAATCGGTTTAGTTAAATTTTATTTCGTTAATTTCTTCTTTATTTAGATAACGACAATATTTAAATGAAAATCTTTCAGTAAGGAATGGGTGTGTACATTCTCTTACATTTAATAATCTAGATATTTCCCAATTTTTATTATCATCACTTACCATAACCACATCATTATAATCTTTGCCAACCTTGAATCCTTGAATCCACTTTGGCTCGTTTATTCCATTTTCGGTACAGTATTGTGAAAATGAGATAATTTCGTAGTTGCGTTTATCGTAATAATCAAAATTTTCACAAGTAGTATAAAGCGTTCCTTTTGTTAAATCAATACAATTAAATTTTGCCTCATAATTTTCTTTTCCGTATTTTATATGTTTAGACTCTAGTTTATTTAGTATCCAAATAAACTGCTCTACCGTATCACACTTAACAGCCCTACCGTTGTATTTTGGCTTAGGTTGTTCGATTTTAGCTTCATTACGTTCAAAGTTTTCAAACATCCACCATTTAACTAACTTTGAATTAGTGTCGCAATGATTTACACCGTAAATATCATTTAGAATAGCTACTATTTTAATATTACCGTTTCGAGTATTGATGATCAAGCCTTGCTCGTGTGCATCAATTAATTGTTCTTTTGTTAGCATCTTAAGTCGTAGAAATAGTTAATTTGAGTATTATTTTGAGTTGTTTTACTTCCATTGCTGAATATCCATTTTGCAGTCAAATCAATTTTTGAACTAGGTATTCTATTAGATTCATTTTCACGAGTTACTAATTCAATCGATTTAGTAAATACTCTTACTTTAGGTTTATTCAACATAATACATACTGAATTAATAGCACCATTGAGATGCAAAGTGAAAATTTAAGACTATTTAATACTAATTGATTCATAAAATTTTTCTTTAATTAATAATCTAATCAATTCAGAATTATTCTTAACTCCTAATGATTTTTTAACAACACCTAATTCATATAATTCGTGTTGTTCTGTTAATTTACACTGCAAAAACACTACTTTTATTTCTTCTTCCATAGTTTTATTTATTTTGACAATGCAAATTTAGTTAATTAATTTAAATACACTAATAATTATTAATAATTTATTTTTAATTATTTTTTAATTAAATCTATTGCATTACAATTTATTTTATACTACATTTGCAGGAGTTAAACGATATAATTATGACTTGGATAGAACAAACATTTAGCAAAATAGAAACTTTGCTAATACAATTAAGGCAAAAAGGACACGTTACATTTTATCATAGAATGTACAATGAAACATACTTTGAGTATAAAGTAGATAATCTAATAAACGGTGTTATTACAGGTAGTACACCAGTTAGCGAAGTTGATAAATTAATAAACAAATTAGAGAAGTTAAATAATGAAATTAATTGAGCAAAATAAGTATAAAGATTTTCTTGTAAATAGAGGTTTTAAAGTAAAAAAATCATGGCTTGAAGCTGATTTATATATGACTGATATTTACAAGAAATTAAACAATGGATTAACAATTGAAATGTGTATTGTAACTACTAATCAATTGAAGTATAATAGCCATACTTTTGCTATAATACAAGATAATAAGTATTGCGAAATAGCAATTGAAAACTTTGAAGAGTTTGAAAGTTTGGTTAAAATATTGGATAAATGAATAAGCCTAAAAAGTATTTTATAATCTGTAATAAAACTAAGGAAATTATAAGTGAGCAAAATACACCTCCATATCAAAGCTTATTATATCCAAAAGATAGAACATTTTATATAGATACTAGATATAAAGCAAAATTAAGGCTTTATAAATATGTAATGTTAAAAAAGTATGGGGTTAAATTATAAAAGTTGAATAATGAATAAAATTATCATTAGAAATCGCTTTGACGATTCGGTTATTTTTGAACACGAATGTGAAAATAACACAATTAAATTAACGGTTGAAAAAGCTGTAATAATAGGTGCAAACTTGGGAGATGCAAACTTGAAGTGCAAACTTGGAGATGCAAACTTGGGATATGCAAACCTGAGAGATGCAAACTTGAGAGGTGCAAACTTGGGAGGTGCAAACTTGATAGAAGCAAACTTGAGAGAAGCAAACTTGATAGATGCAGACTGGAGAGAAGAAGACAGTGCAGAAGAACAGTGTATAGATGGAAACTGAAAATATAAAAGCTGAGAAGTAAGAAAGAAAATAGAA